TGATGAATGTATTTTAGTTGAAAGTAAATTAAATTATACTGCAAAAAGTTATTTATGAGCCTTACAATAACAAACGAGGACAATATGCTTTTAATGGCACGTTACCCAGATAATTATTTTGATTTGGCAATAGTTGACCCGCCTTATGGGATAGGATTTGATGGTTCAAGAAAAAGCACAAGCAAACACGGTGGAAGAAAAGAATACAAATTTAAAGGCTGGGATAATGAAATACCAACTGAAGAATATTTTAATGAATTATTTAGAGTTTCTAAAAATCAAATTATTTGGGGCGCGAATTATTTCACAAAATTTTTACCAAGTTCAATGGGTTGGTTATTTTGGGATAAAGGACAAAGAATTTGCAATTCAGATGGAGAACTTGCTTATACTTCTTTTCAACAAGCATTAAGAGTAGTTGAGTATAATCGTTGTGAAATACAAAAAATAGGTGGAGCAATACATCCAACACAAAAACCGCAACAACTTTACAAATGGATACTTGATAAATACGCAAAGCAGGGCGACAAAATACTCGATACGCATTTAGGTAGTGGAAGTATTGCAATAGCTTGCCACGATTACGGATTTGATTTGACCGCTTGCGAATTAGACAAAGAGTATTTTGATAAAGCGATGCAAAGAATAAAAAATCACACAAATCAAACTAAATTATTTGTGTAATTAAAAACTTTTTATATATTTGCAGAACAATCTGGTCAGAGATTGATAAAAAAACTATAATCTATCCTGACTTTGCCTATGCTGACCCGTAGGATTTAAGTTAGGATTTTTTAATTAAACATTATGAGCAAACAAGAGATTTTTCAAGACCTTTCAATTGAGTACGATGTATATCTAGGTAACGAGATTGAAATACTATCTATCCAAACTTTGTCAGGTAGAGATGTAACCGAGATTATAACAGATGAACATTTGGCGGAACTAATAACTGAAATACAAGATTATGAGCGCAAATAACGAAATGTTCTTGCGTATGCGAGAAGATGACTTTAACAACTTAGATAACGACACAAGGGCGTTATTTACTTATGTAGAAGTTAGGGAATTAAACGAGTGGAAAAACCACAAAGACGATGTGAAATATCTAGCTTATAAAAAAGCTGAACGCAAAGCAAAAGAAGAAACACAGAAATATTTATTTAATCTTAGACATAACAATTAATATCTTATCTTATGAAAAACATTGCAACCGCTTTATTAAAAGCACAGTCAGAAATGAGCAACCCGAAAAAAGGTGCTACAAATCCATTCTTTAAAAGCAAATACGCAGATTTAAACGCTATTCGTGAGGCAGTAATACCAACGCTAAATGCAAACGGAATTAGCGTATTGCAGCCGATTGTTCACGTAGATGGTAAAAACTTTGTTAAGACTATTTTGCTTCACGAAACTGGCGAAATGCTAGAATCATTAACCGAAATAGTTTACAACAAAATAAACGATGCACAAGCGCAAGGCAGCGGAATAAGTTACGCACGTAGATATTCGCTTCAATCATTTGTTTGCGTTGGCGCAGATGATGACGATGGACAAAAGGCAGTTGAACCAAAACCAAACGCCACAACTGAAATACTAAAAAAGGCTAAAGATGGTGGCTTTTCATTGGAGCAAGTTAAAACCAAATACAACATAACACAACAACAAGAAACAATTTTTATTAATCTTTAATTTTTTATTTATGGCGCAGTCTTATTATGGTTCAATCGATTTTAGTAAATTAATTGAACAAGCTAAAAGTGGTAACAAAGCATTTAGTAAATCCGAAAACGGAAAAATCTATTTAAACGTGCGATTGTACGTTAACGATGAAGTTGATAAATTTGGAAATGTAGCTTCTTTTCAATCAAACTTTAAAGGAGCAGGAAAAGAGGACAAGTTCTATTTTGGTAATATGAAAGAATCAACTCCGATAGAAAACAAAATTGATGTGGTTGACATACCAGACTTTGACGGACTTCCTTTTTAATTAAAAAAAAGGCACGTGATTAATTTTGCGTGCCATTTTTTTTTATATTTGCATTTGTATTGTTCGGGCAGGTTCGATACTAATTAAGAAATTTTAAAAAGCTCACAAGAGTAAAGCCTGCCCGCTTGAAATTGTGGGCATTTTTATTTTTATGATAAAGACATTAAGGCCATACCAGCAAGAACTTCTAGATGGTATATTTGAAAAGCTAAAAACAGTTGATAAACTTTGCGTTCAACTGTCTACCGGGGCAGGTAAAACAGTAATCTTTACCGAAATGATTAGGCAACTAGATGCTAAAACTTTAATTCTAGTTGATAGTATTGATTTAGTACATCAAACAAACGAGACTTTTAAAAAGCAAGGTATTGACGTTGGAATGGTCCTGGCAGGAAATAAAGTATTCCCACAAAACAAAGTGATTGTTGCAATGGTTTCAAGTCTTTGGAATAGACGCGACAAAATGCCTGCTTTTAATTACTGCGTTGTTGATGAATGCCACGTTTGGATATTTAACAAATTATTTCCATACCTTAAAGATTGTAAAATTATTGGATTTACAGCTACTCCAGTACGTTTAAAGAGATATAAAATTGATGAAGATACAACTGCGGTGGAATGTATGGCCGATGTTTACGATGATATCATTTGTGGCAAACCAATCAAATGGCTAATTGATAATAAATACTTAGTACAAGATCAAAATGAATTAATTGATTTTGACTATTCTGGCCTTAAAGTAGATAGTAGCGGAGAATTTACCGCAGAATCAATGAAGCAAGTTTTTCAAGATCCGGAATATCAAAGGGCGTTATTATCTACATACGAAATCTATTGCGAAGATAAGAAGACAATGATATTTACTTCATCAACTGAAACAAATGCAATATTCGCGGAGTTATTTTCTGCTAAAAATGTAAAGACTTATGATAGTGTAAATAATAACCCAAATGAACGCGATGAAATTATACAATGGTTTAAAAATACTCCGGATGCAATACTAATCAACACAGGTTGCTTTACTAAAGGATTCGATGTTTGCGACGTGGAATGTATAATGGTAGCGCGCGCAACTAAAAGTCTAGCTTTATGGGTTCAAATTTGTGGGCGTGGTGCCAGAATTACAGATAAAATACATAAAGATAAAATCATTATTATTGATGGAGGTAATAATGTAGACGAACATCAGATTTTTTCTTTTAATAGAGACTGGAAAAAGATATTTTCAGATCGCAAAATTAAATTTATAATTGAACCACAACAGGAGTGTGAAGAGTGCGGATTTACTTATCCTGAAAAAGAAAAAGAATGTCCAAATTGTGGCCACGTTCCGGAACCGCTAGAAATTGAACTTGAAAGGGAAAAGCAACAATTTAGGATTAACGGACAAAAAGCAAAATTAAAACCTCCCACAATTGACATTAACTTTTTTATAAATAAAGGAGTTACAGATTACCAAGCCTTAAAAATTTTATCAGAAAAGTGGGTTCAATTTTTAGATAAAAGCGATATTAAACACGATGATTTTTTATTTCATCACAAAAAAGGAAATTTTCAACAAAGATTTGATGTATTTTTGAAACCCTTTTATCGTGAGATTATAAACTCAATTTTGCCAAAAGGTAAAAATGTGATTTATAAAAACTACTGCAACAAAATACTAAAACAATCTTATAATAAAAAATATGGAAACACAAACTAAATTTAGCCTCTACAATTCGATAGGATCCAAAGAGAAAGTCGATATTTCATTTGATGATTATTGCGAAATGATTGTAAAAGGAAAGTATCAAGATCTGGTTCTTAAAGCGCGAGCAGTAAAAAAAGATGAGGCGAAGTATAAAGCATTAAAAACAAAGATGCCTTGCATAACTGGTTCCGCTGTAATGAATCAAGGCGAAAAGACAAAAGGCAATATAAAGGAAATGAATGGCCTTATAGTTTTGGATATTGATGATGAAGTTGATTTGGCGTTAGTTAATAAAATTAATGCGGATCAATATACATTTATTTCGCACCGTTCCTTTGGAGGCGATGGCCTTTGCGTATTTATAAAAATTAACGCTAATAAATTCCTAGAATCATTTAACGATTTAGGGCAATACTATTGGGATAATTTTAATCTAGTAATTGACCAATCCTGCAAAAACCCAAATAGATTAAGATTTTTATCTTTTGATCCTTACCTATTTCAAAATGATAAATCAAAGAAGTTTATAGCAAAAAGCAAAATAAAAAAAGAAGTAAAAAAAGAAAACTTTATTTTTGTTAAAGATGATTTTAGCCAAATAATTGATAAAGTAAAAGATATTGACCTTTGCGAGGATGATTATAAAAGATACTGCGATATTGGATTTGCAATTGGATCTACATTTGGAGTGTCAGGATTAGATTATTTTAAGGCTATTTGTCAAAGTGGCCAAAAGTATGATTTGCAAGCAATTGAAAAACATTATAAAAATTTTTGTAAAGATGGCAATATAACAATTGCAACTTTTTATCATTACGTTAAAGAAGCTGGAATTGAAATATACAGTGATAATACAAAGGCTACAATTAAAGCGGTAAACGTCCAAAAGGCACAAGGGGAAGCCACGATTGAAAGCGTTGCAAAAGTTCTTAAAATACAAAAATTTACACCAGATGAAAAGTTAATTAAAGATTTAATTGAATCAAAAACCGAGTTTAAAGTATTTGAAGACTTATCGAATATGGCCAAACTTGAAAATTTTATAATTGAAAATTATGCACCTGAGCGCAATATTATTACGAACGAAATTAAAATCGATGAAGTAGTAATTGACGATCATAAATTAAACTCTATTTATAAAACAGCCTGCAAGGTTTTAGATTTTAATGTTTCTAAATCAGACGTTCGCGACATTATTAATTCAGATGCTACAAGAGACTTTAACCCGCTTAATTCGTTCTTCAGTATAAAAGAGTACAAAGATGGAGAAATAGACGCTTATATCGACTGTGTGCAACCACAAAGCGATTATAATAGATGGGCGTTTAAAAAATGGATAGTAGGCACCGTTCACAATTGGATAAGTCCGTTAAGTGAAACAAAAGTAAGTCCTTTAACTTTTGTTCTTTGTGGCCAAAAGCAAGGCACCGGAAAAACATCATTTTTTAGAAATCTACTTCCGGATGATTTAAAAGATTATCTAATTGAAAAAAAGATTGATGCAAATGATAAAGATTCAATGTACAATCTAGCAAAAGGATTAATATGTTTTGATGATGAATTTGGAGGATTGGCCACAAAAGATGTAAAAGATTTTAAACGCGTGGCCGATACTAACTGGATTGATATTAGACTTCCATATTCAGCATACTACACAAAAATAAAAAGACGCGCTACACTTGCAGGAACTACAAACGAGGCAAACGTACTAAAAGACGTAACAGGAAACCGAAGACTATTACCTTGCAATGTTTCATCAATTGATTATGATAAAATGATAAAGATTGACACCGATTCACTTTGGCGTGAAGCGTTTAAATTATGGCGCGCTGGCTTTGATTGGAAAATTTATAAATCAGATGATATAGAGTATCTAAATAGCCAAACAATTGAAAATATAGACATCAATCCAATTGAAGAAATATTTTTTAATCACTTTTCGCTTGAAGAAACGACAGAAAAAAGCGAAAAAATAGTAATGAATCAAGGTGATATACTAAATTATCTAAATATTAACTCCGCAACAAACGTATCAAAGTACGATATTAAGGATATTTTTACTAAAAATAAATTGATTTACAAATCAATTAAACTTCACGGAGTAGTTAAGCACGGAATTTTATTGTGGAAAACAGCCACATTTGAACAAAATAATATTGAAGTCCCATTTTAAAAGGTAAGGAAAGTAAGGAAAGGTAAGAAAAAAAACCTTACCCCTTAACCCCTTATTTTAGTAGCGTTAAGGACAAAGGTAAGGTGGTAAGATAAATTATTAATTAAATATATATGAGAATATAAAAAGTAATACTATATTACTACATAATGAATAATTGATAGTAAATAATAATAGTTTGAAAACAAAAAAACCTTACCCCCTTACTTTAGTTATAAACCCGCATAAACACTAAGAAAAAAAGGTAAGGTTTTTTAAAAAGTAAGAAAAAAAATGAACAAAGAAGACGTATTACAAGCAAAAATCATAGTATTTTTTAAAAATGAATATCAAATAAATGGCAAAGGATTGATATTTGCGGTGCCAAATGGCGGATCTCGAAATATAATTGAAGCCAAAAAATTAAAGGCAACCGGATTGATGGCTGGAGTTTCTGATTTAATTGTTTTAAAACCAAATGGCGAAACTATTTTTGTCGAAATTAAGACAGATATTGGAATACAATCCCCAGTACAAATTAACTTTCAGAAAAAAGTAGAACAATTAGGCTTTAAATATTTTTTGGTTAGATCACTAGAGGATTTTAAAGAATCGATTTTATGTTAAATAATTAGTTCAATTAAAAAATTCTTTTAATATTTGCTCAAACATTAAAATATAACATTATGAGAAAACAATTTTACATCTGGACAGAGCAGAACCAACATTCTGAAAATTATTACAGAACCGAAGAACACGCTAAATTAAGAGCAGAGTTGAAAGGTTATGAAAATTACGAAATTAGAGAAGTTTATACACGATGAAACCATCTGAATTAAATTTATCAATTACGCCAAAACTTTCAAAGTTAGGCAGACCTTATCGCTTATTAAGTATTGCTAAAAACGGACAGATAGCCAGTAAATGGATTAATAAAGTTGAACATTGGCATTGGTACTATTTTTTTATTTACACCGACGATTTGAGCCTATTCGGATTTGAATTTGATTACAACGATAATTTTGTACAGAAGTTTAACCACGAGGGAACTCGAAAAATATTAGATAATTTATGACACCAAAAGAAAAGGCAAAGCAGTTATTACAAAAATATACTGATTTAATGGAATTTGGTATTTGGAATGGAGTTCCTATATCAGTAAAACTAAACAAGGATATGGCTAAACAATGCGTTTTATTTTCAGTTGATGATATATTGAAAGCAAATGTAGTTTGGTATGAGGGGAGCATTCCTAATAAATATTGGCAAAAAGTAAAAAAAGAAATTGAAAAGCTATGAGTGATATTTCAAAATGCAACGACAACCTTTGCCCGTCAAAAGAAATTTGTTATCGATTTACTGCTCCAGCAGGATTTAGACAAACATACATTAACACCAACCGAGAAGCAGATGCGTACAACTGCGATTTATTTTGGCATAATGGAATTTGTAAATATTGCGGACAAGATGAAAACAATCACAAGTTAAGTTGCGCCAGTCAGAGAGCCACAATTTTAATGAGTTTAAAAAAGAAATAAAACCTATAAAACGGCAGTAAATGTAAAAAAGTGCCAATAATCAGATAAAAAATGAAATTTGAAACTTGGTTAGACGACAATTATCCGTACAGAAATAGAAATTACAGAAATGAAAGATTATACGGCAAAAGCAAATTTGATGAAACTTATTTATACCACGAATTATTAGAAATTTTTAAAAATAAAATTATGATTCCACTACATTACCCGCAGCAATACGATGTTATAGAGTTCGTGAGCGACAACGACCTTAATTTTAACGAGGGAAACGTTATTAAGTACATAACACGTGCCAGAAAAAAAGGAACGCATTTAATCGATTTAGAAAAGGCACTTGATTATATCCAGCGTGAGATAAAAATAGTTAGAGAAAACGAACTTAAACAAATTGAAAATGAGCGACAATAATCCAACTTTTGAAAGCTACGCTATAATGCTGAATGAATTAAAATCGGCTTTAGAATTGAACAAAATAAAAGATGCAAAAATAGAGCGATTAACAAATGAAAATATTTCTTTAAAAAACGATTTAATAACTTACTATACAATAACTAAATAATATGATTGCAATTTTAACCACAGATAAAGGGGTTTACGACAATTTTAGAATGGAGCATAATATCGATGCTCGGCACGCTAGGCAAATTTGCAGAAAAGACGATTTAGATAACACCGTTTACGATGATATAATTGATTTAGATCCAAAGTCAAATGTTACCGACTGGGTACGAGTTAGAATAAAAAGTAAAACATTAGAAAATAATTAATACCTTTGAATTATGAAACGAATAATTTTATTACTAGCAATAGCTTTATCTAGCTGTTCAGCAGATGAAACAAGCACAACTCCGCAAGAGGAATTAAACTGTAATTGCTCAACTATTTTAGAAGCAAATGTATTTGGACTTCCAACCGGGCAAGCATTTACCGCAGGAGTTATGGAAAACGATTGCACAGGGGTTCAAAGAAATTTTAATCTTAACGGGGTTTATAGAGTAGGGCAAAAAATATGCAATTAATGTGATTGAACAACTTGCACAACGAGACAGCGACTGGCGATTGATGGCTTTCAAAATTACGAAAGACAAAGACCTTGCTGACGATATTGTGCAGGAGATGTATTTAAAAAGCGTTGACTTTAAAAATGTAAGAAAAATTGATTGGTATGTTTACTTTGTTCTTAGAAATCTTTTTTACGATAGTTTAAAGACAAAAGAAATACTAATCGATGACTTTACAAAGTTTGAGATTATTGAAGATGAAAATGATAATAATATAGGGATTGATTTTTTTAAAACTAAAGAAGAATTAGAAGAATTATTGCAAACAGTTAGTTGGTTAGAGCGTACGGTTGTTTATCGTTCTCATATTGAAGGACAAAGAAAGCTTGCAAGAAATAGCGGTATTCATATTCAAACAATACATAACATAAATAAAAAAGCAAAAGAGAAACTAATATGTCAAATAAAAAACCAAAACTTGGAACAATAGTTAAAGATATCACAGAGGCAGTTGGAATAAAGCAATGCGCCAAATGTGAGGACAGACAATTTACGATGGATAAATGGACACACAAAAAACCTATTTGCAAAATCGATTGTAAGGACTGCGAAGCGTTTAATAGTTCCGATGCTAATATTCCAGCATTATACTTAAAATACTTCGGATTGGATAACACCAACACCAAAAGCGAAAAGATAATGGCGATAATGGTAAAGGATTTGAATAAATTGTTTAACGATGAGCAAACATAAATACATAGAAACACCCGAAAGGCTTTTAGAGTATTGGGATGAATATGTAAAAGCCGTTAAAAGCAAACCTATTATAGTCAAAGACTGGGTTGGTAAAGACGCTATGGACGTTTATAGAGAAAAAGAAAGACCTTTAACTCAACAAGGTTTTGAAGTTTGGATGTATAAGACTTATAAAATAACAGTAGGTCAATACTTCGATAATAAGGATAAAGCATACAACGAATATGTTGCTATCTGTTCGCATATTGTAAAAGAAAGACAAGCCGACCAAATCGAGGGGGGTATGGCTGGAATATACAATCCGAGCATAACGCAACGATTAAACGGGTTGACCGAGCAGGTTCAAAATACTATAATTGCAGAGCAACCACTATTTCCGGATTGATGTTTATTAGGACCACAGTAATAAATAAAATACTTAATTTGACAAAATTTGTCAAAGGAATACAAGGAGGCACTTCAGCGGGTAAAACGTTTGCGGTGCTTCCTATTTTAATTGATATTGCAACCAAGAATCCGTTAACAGAGATTAGTGTAGTCGCTGAATCAATACCACATCTCAAACGTGGTGCGATGAAAGACTTTAAAAAGATAATGAAAGAAACAAATCGATGGTTCGACCAACGATGGAACGCCACAGACTTTAAATATACCTTTTCAAATGGTAGTGAAATAGAGTTTTTTTCAGCGGATAACGATGCAAAGTTGAGAGGCGCAAGGCGTGATTATCTTTATATGAATGAAGCGAACAATATGGTATTTCACGCATACACCGAACTAGCTTCACGAACTAAATTAGGAGTTTATTTAGATTGGAATCCAACAAACGAATTTTGGTTCCACACCGAACTGCAAAATGATAGTGATGTAGATTTTATAATAGTAAACTATTTAGATAACGAGGCTTGCCCTGAATCCGCTTTAAACTTCATAACTAAAGCAAAGCAAAAGGCATTAACTTCATCCTATTGGGATAATTGGTACAAGGTTTACGGATTAGGGCAACTCGGAACACTGGAGGGCGTTATATTCGAAAATTACGAACTGATTGACACAATACCAGCCGAAGCAAAATTAATCGGTTACGGATTAGATTTTGGATATAGCAACGATCCAAGCGCATTAATCGAGGTTCACGAATACGATGGTAAAATAATTTGCAACGAGGTAATCTATTCGACCTCACTTTTAAACTCCGATATAATAAACTTAATGAGCCACGATAAACGACTCCCGATTTGGGCGGATAGTGCCGAGCCGAAATCAATCGAGGAAATAAGGCGAGCAGGATATAATATCAAAGCGGTTGTTAAGGGTGCCGATTCAATAAACTTTGGTATTTCAGTGCTGCAACAAAGGCAAATGTTAATCACAAAAACAAGCGTGAACCTAATCAAAGAATTAAGGGCGTACAGTTGGGATGTTGACAAGACTGGCAAGAAACTTAACAAGCCGATTGACTCGATGAACCACGCTATCGATGCGCTTCGCTACTTCGCAATGATGCAACTAGCAATAAAGCCTACACGAAAAGTAATAATAACATAAACAAAACCACATTTTTTAGTCTTATAAGTATGAGAGTAGTAATTCCAACAGATTTAAAAGAAATAACCCTATCGCAGTACAAGCGATATCAAAAAGTGGTAGCCGATAATGCGGATGACGAAACGTATATCTGTATTCAGATGGTTGCTATATTCTGCAATTTAGAAGTAGCGGATGTAATGAAACTTCCAGCGCTGGAGTTTGCCGATATAGTTAAAACAATTTCGCAAACACTTGACCAATCGCCATCACTTACACGTACGTTTAAAATGAATGGCGTAAATTATGGATTTATTGCAAATATGGAACGCATCTCACTAGGGGAACACGCAACGATTGACACGTGTATGGGTAAAGATGAACTAACAGAGTTGATGCTTTCAGTAATGTACCGACCAATAACAAAAAGCATAAAAGTAAACGGGGAAAAATATTACGAGATTGAAGAGTTTACCGGAGATGAATCCCTTGCGTTAAATTTCAACGATACTCCGATGCACATAGTACGTGGCGCAATGGTTTTTTTTTGGAGTTTATTCAGCGAATTGTTACAGACTACCCTTTGCTCTATTCCCAAGATGGCAGCGAGGGAGAAGCTGAATTTGGAGGAAGTTTTACCGAACGATGGGGATGGTACCAATCCTTTATCACAATTAGCCGAGAACTTAAAATTAGAATTTCAGACGTTGGAAAAGAGCCTCTTTTTGAATCACTCACGTTACTATCTTACTTGATTGATGAGAGCAAAGAGGAAGCACGTAGAATAAAACAAACACAACAGAAATGAACCAATACTACACTTGTTTAAACTTTATTAGAGACAGCATAAAAGGTGCTCCTTTCGTTAATACAATCACGCAAGGAACGGATATAATTGATAACGTAAAAAAAAATATATTTCCATTAGCCCATATTAATATAACCAGCGCATCCGCTCCTGGACAAAGTAATACTTTTACGTTTGAGATTGCGGTGTTAGATATTCGCAACGTGTCAAAGGTAAAATCAAATAATAAGTTTCTAGGCAACGATAACGAGATTGACAATTTAAACACGTGCCACGCTATTATAAATTATGCTATTACCAAAATGCAGTTAGCGAGAAACGAACACGATATTGAGATTGAGAACATTTCAGATTTAACTCCGATACTTTTAGAATTTACGAATATGTTAGACGGATGGAAAGTGGATTTAACGCTTTCAATTCCGAACAACGCAATGAGTGTTTGTTGTGAAGATTGATAACGTACAGCAGGCTTTAAATGAGTTTGGGCAACTTGTTATAGATCGGGCGAAGTCTAACTTAAAGAAAGGAGGCAAATACGGTTCTCATAATACAAGTAACAAGTTGACCGACTCTTTAAGATTTGAAACTAAGGAAATGCCCCGAAGTATTGCTTTTGATTTTTACGCTGAAAGTTATTGGAAGTTTTTAGATTATGGAGTTAAAGGTAAAATTTCAAGCGCCAAAGCACCTAACTCACCTTATAAGTACGGAAGCGGCAAAGGAGAAAAGGGCGGTTTAAGACGTGCTATTGATAGCTGGGTAGTGCGTAAAGGGTTAGCGGGTACACGTGGCAAAGATGGTCGGTTTACCACACGTAAACAAATGGTGTCAATGATTAGCCGAAGTATCTATTTAAAGGGTACACCCGAAACAAAGTTTTTCCGAGAGGCGTTTGATACGAGTTACAAAAGTTTGGATGAAAATATAGTTGAGAAATACGGTTTGGATGTTGAAACGTTTTTAAAGTTCACGTTAAAAGATATAAAATGAAAGTAATATTTGTTCGAAGTCCTTATAAAATTTTAGTTGATGAAGCTACGCAGGTTTATACTAGATGTGTAGTTGATATAGCTGACCCTGCTGGAGTGTTACCAACCAAAACCGTAACGCTAGAAAAGCAAATCCCGGATACAGTTAATCGGGATTGCTGGTTTAATATTTCGCCTTACATAAAAGATGATATTGAGAACATCGCACCTAGCGCAATTACGCCAACGGATGAAGATGCTAATATGTGGCGATTAGTTGTAGTTAATACCTATTGGAAAGTAAATTTAACAGATGAATGGACTTTATTAGAAGAGCAATCATTTGTCGCAGTAAATGGATATAACAATTATCAAGGTGGTTACAATCAATCATTAACGGAAGATGTTATTTGCTTAACTAATTCAGATGTGAATATTTACAGAGCCGATAACAACCAATATTTTAACGTGCTAGTTGATTACAGTAACGGAGATGGGTACGATTTGGTTTACCGATATAGAAATTTAGCAGGAACAACTATTGAAAACGTAGTTATATTTGATGCAGACGATGAGAGACTAGGAGTTTTTATGTTAAAAGTACCTTATAGAACTGCAACGGCTGGACTTGAAAACGGAAATAGTGTACAAGTTAGGCTAGATACAAGCGGAGCAGTTCCAGCGCAACCGTTTATTTACTTCTTAAACGGTGATGACTGTCTTTATACACCGATAAAATGCACGTTTATAAACTCAAAAGGCGGTTGGCAATACCTTACATTCTTTAAAGCTAGAACGGACAGCTACGATGTAAAGAGCAAAGGATTTAATCTATTCCCAGATTCGCTTGATTACAATCCATTAAGAGGGCAAAAGAAAGAGTTTAACTTCGATATGAAGCAAAGCGTTAAACTTAATACTGGGTGGGTGGATGAAAACACAATCGAGTTACTTGTTGAACTACTATCTAGCGAAACTATACTACTCGATAACGAGCCAGTAACTTTAAAAGACAAATCTTTGCAAAAGAAAACAAGGTTAAGAGATAAGATGATTAATTACGAAATGAATTTTGAGTACTCGTTTAACCTTATAAACGATGTAGATTAATATGGTAGGAATTTACATTTATATCGATGAACTGATTGATGACGTACTTACGCCAATTTCAAAACGAATAGAGTTATTTGCAGATGAAACTATTAGCATAACATCTTCAATTCAAAACTTTAATGATTTAGGCAAGATATTCACAGACTATTCAAAATCGTTTACAGTTCCAGCATCAGCAGTTAATAATAAAATCTTTTCTTATTGGTACGAAAACTCGGTTAATGATGGGTTTGACCAACGTAAAAAATACTTTGGTAGAATAGAGATTGACGACATACCTTTTCGCTTTGGTAAATTCCAATTAGAGAAAGCCGATAAAAAAGGCAATATGATTGAAAGCTATACAATCAATTTTACTGGTAATCTAACTCAAATAAAAGACAGATTCAAAGAGGATAAATTGAATAGTTTAGATTACAGCGAACTAAACTTTGATTATACTTACGCAAATATTAATAATGCTATGACATTGGGAACTACAAACCCTTATGTAGCATTTCCTTTAATTGGTAGCGACAGACGTTTTGAGTGTGGTACTGGTAGCGGTTCAGATATAACGACAGCTAGTGGCGAAATAGATACTAGAACTTTATTTCCTGCGATACCAGTTTGGAAAATATTTGAGTACATACAAAGTAAATACGGACTTACTTTTAGCGGAGTTTTTTTGGATACTTTACTATTTAAAAAACTTTGGTTATTCCTTAAAAATGCGGAAGTATTTACGTTAAGGTCTGAACCTATGCAAATGAATTTTACTTCACCTTTTTTTACTCAAAATGCGTTAATAGGATATTTAGATTTGGCAACCGATGAATACATATTTACGTTTAACAATTTAAACAGTTCAAACGCAACTTTTAGAATAGAATCATTTGCTAAATTAAATGTTGACCTAGCCGATTATGGAATACCTTATACGTTTACAATTTACGACAATGGTGTTTTGTTTGCTACTTATGAAAATCTATTAGGATTTCAAGACATTAATTTTTTCGGGCGATATCGAGCACAAGAACCTTTAGTAAATGGGCAATTTCAAACGCATAGATTTACTTTTTTTATAAGTTCAAATTTGCCTATGACATTGAATTTAATTATTCAGCATAAAAGATTAAATGCAATTAATAACGAAAGTCAATTAGGTGGTACTCCTAATCAAACTACATCATCATTAATAAACATTCAAAATTACGTTCCAGATATTAAAGTTGAAGCGTTTTTAATTGGAATAATGAAAGCGCATAATCTTATGATTATACCATTAAACGAAACTTATTTTGAGTTTGTAACAATGGATGTTTACTTTGAGCGAGGTAGAATTTTAGATGTTACAGAATATTGTATAACAGATGACGAGCAAATAAGTAAACCTAAAATATTCAAGTCAATAAAATTTTCATTTGAAAAATCCGAGAATATAATTAACAATTCTTTTCGTGGTTTGTTCAATCGTGATTATGGCAATTTAGATTACACGAACGAAAATATAGCAAGTACAGAAGTGTACGAGGTTAAACTACCTTTTGAAGATATAATGTACGAGCGTTACATTCCGCCAATAACAACAGGCACGACAATAACTAATTTTGTAACTGCAACCCTTTGGAATAAAGATTTACAACCATACACACCGAAACCTATTTTAATGTATGACAGCGGGTTTATAGTTTTGGATGTAGACGGCACAAGTCCAGTTATAAGATACGATTTTGGAGGTACTAATTTCACGACAAATAGATACAGACGATTTACAAATGAACTAGAAATTGCAGGAACAGACACTTCGTTTCTTTATGGATTTAATTTTAGCGATGAATTAGGAGTTGTAAATACTGAACTAGCACCACCGAAAGGTTTATACGATACTTATTATTCAAAATATGTAGATAATCTTTACAATATTAGAACTCGAAAAGTAACTGTAAAAGCGATGCTAAATACTTTAATTGTAAATAGTATTCAGTTATACGACAGAATAATTTACAAAAACAAAAGGTACACTATAAATACAATGACAGTTGATTTAATTACAAAGCAAACAACCTTTGAATTATTAAGCGATTTTAGACAGTTTACAGATTTAGCGTTAGGACTTCGTAATTCAAACATACAAACGTTAATATTAGATAATACAGCGCAGGAAATAGAGGTGCAGGTTTTTTTAAATGATAGCGACTTTTGGAATGCTAAAGCATCATTTGGCTTTTTAGCGGGAAGTTATTTTCAAGACGATACTTTTCAAGATGGACTTTTAATAGTTTCAGTTCCAGCAAATGCAACAGCATCAGATAGGTCAGCAAATATAATTATAGAATTTACAAGAAACGGAGTTGATAGGTCAATTCAAATACCAGTTTTTCAAAATGCTTAAACAAATACTAGAAATGCTACAAATAGCAGAGGACTATAAAGGCAACGAAATAATCGAAACCGCAAAGGGAAAATATCAATATACAAATAATT